GGACCGCACCGTCACCGCGCTGCCGCCCAGCGCCGCACGGAGGGCCGTGTCCAACTGGGAACCGTCCAGCGTCTGCTCCTGTGAGCGGCGTTCTGTTCTAAACCAATCTAAGAGTCCGATCGTTCTCACCTCGCCTCAAATTACCTGGATGCCCCAGTCCAGCTCGCTGTTGTCCAGCATGGCCTGCTGCATCAGATATACGGCAATGATGGTGGAAACGACCATATCCACCTTGCCGGCAGACCTCTTTTTGTTCACGTATTTATTCAGGTTCGTATCCTCTGTACACCGCGCATTCTGGAAGTTGATTTCCAGCAGCCGGTTCTCGTCGTAGGCAAATTCCTTCTTCAAGATCGCCTCACGAAGCAGCTTGGTGGGTGGGTGCAGCACAGAGGAATGCTGCTTGACCTCTACGCATTCCATGCTGTTCGCCTCCAGCTTCTGCACGGTGGAGATGGCATTGTAGCGGTCATAGCCTACCTGCATGACCTCGACACCGTATTTCTCCTCAAGGCCGAGGATCCAGCGTTCCACAAAGCCGTAGTCGATGACCTCTTCGCCTTCGGCAAAGCAGCTGCCGGCGGCGATCAGCTTCCGGTAGTCCACATTTTCCTTCTTGGTTTTGATCTCGATGCGATCTTTCGGCAGGATGCCCCACACCTTGGCATGGATCATGCCGTCCGCCTCCGTCACCATAGCCACGGACGTGTTATCGTCCGATTGGGAGAGGTCGAGCCCCACCCACACCCGGCGGCCGCGCCAGAAGTCCAGATCCTCTGCCACCCTGCACCGCCTGACCTTCTGCACGTCGATATAGCCCTCGACGCCCAGGCCCTTATACATGATGTTGCAGTGCTTGCAGAGGAAATTCTCCCGCTTGTTCTCATAGAGAATGGCCATGGTTCGGAGATCCTTGATGGAGTCAAAGACCTCTTTGTTGTTCACGGCCACAGGATTGGCCTGGTAGATCACCAGGTCATCCGTCTCCCACCGCTTCCGGAGCGCATCGTCCGGCTCGTAGAGCAATGCGAAGACATTTTCCTTCTCCAGCACTCCATCCAGGACCTTTTTCGCAATGTCGACCTCGTCGATCATCACGTTGTTGTCGTTGGGATACTGGGTGGAAATGATGATGCCCAGCTTATTGACCAGCGTGATCTGGGAGGAGCGCATGGCCTCCACAGGGTAGCTGTCCAGCGCGCCGGCCTCATCGGCCAGGAAGATATTTGCCAGACGGCCGTCCATGCCGTCATTAGAGTACGCCAGAGGCGTATATTCTATCTCGTTGATCAGGCAGGTGATCATATCCCTGTTGATCTTGAAATACTTTGTCAGCGCCGGCGAGACCTTGATGATCTTCCGCACGGCCAACCGCAGCTCCGAGGACAGCTTGAAGTCCGGTGCCACGGAGAAGAAACGGGAAAAGCGAGGCTCCGTCAGCATCCCCAGAATGAAAATGACTGCGGAGTTGAAGGTCTTGAAGTTCTTACGGGCGATCTCGAGAATGGCGGTCTGATAGAAGCGCCGGTCATCTTCCCGGCGGCGGGTGCAGAACACGGCCGCAATGAGGAACCAGGCGTAATCCTCCAGCCCATCGTACATGGAGCAATGTAGGTCCGGGTGGATCATCAGCTTCAGCAGCTTGCAGATCTTCCGGTATGCCTTTTCGCTGACATAGGCATCCTTGTGCCTGCCATCGGCGATCCTCAGCCACTTCTTCGCCTGGAGCTTCACATATTTGCCGACCTTCCGGTTTCCGCGCTGCGTACACCATTTGGCATACTGATAGGCGCGGCTCTGGTCAATCATCGTCGCTCAGGGCCGCCAGCAGCGGGTCCTTTTCCTTCTTCTGTTTCTGCGCAGCCAGAGAGCCGATCTTGGCCCTGGCCTGGGGCGAGAGGCACAGCTCATTACAGCCTCGCCACAGGTCGCTCTGATATTTCGCCCGGGCATTCTGCAAGCCGGTGTGCATCACGAGCCCCGGATCAGCGTCGATCAGGCCGTTGATATAGCGCAGGCGGTCAATGGCTACGGCCGTGCTCTCCAGAACGAAGACGTCAAGCTGGCCGAGAATGTCGCTTGCCACCAGACCGCTCACGATAAATTGAAAAATCTCGCGCTGTCCATCCGTCAGATCTGCTGGCGGCTCGGGTGGAACGTTCTCGCCGCGCAGTTTGTCCTCCACGTCCTGCCGGACTGCTTCGACATCGCTGGCGATCGCGCCGGTCTTCACGCGAACCGACTTGCTCGGTCTCGCCATTTTCCACCCTCCTCTCGCCCCGCGGGCAATTTCCCATTTCTAAACTTCATCCTGTTCAGGGGGCCGCTGTTGGTCTTGACACGGATCCACCGAGAGACCTCAATCCCACCGGGGGGATGCCTCCGCAAGCTCGTGGAGGTAGTCTCTCGGGATGTCCCCGTCATCAGCCATGCGATGATGCCTGCTGCAGCAGGTCAGAAGGTTCCCATCATCAAGCCGCAGGTCGAATCTCTCTTCCAGCGGTTCAATGTGATGCACCGACAGCTCCTGATCCAGCCCTGGCACTCCGAAGACACCGTAGCTTCCCTCATTGCAAACCCTGCAAAGATGGAAGTCACGCCGTACGATCTGTTCCCGCTTTTTCTGCCAGGTATGCGTCTTGCGGAACCCAGACGTCTTACTGTTGCGGTGCTTCGCCTGCTTCGGCTTCTTAGGGCAGATGTATCCTCTCGGATGGATTCGCCCGCAATACTTACACGATTTCAGCATTTAACCATCTCCTAACAGGCATCAAGGCCAGACCCTTCCCCCGAAGGTCTGGCCTCATGTCTGATGCGCTGATACTCTGCCCGCCTCAGCGCGTCGGCGGGTTAGAAAGGAGGCATCCTATGGATCTCATACATCGGCCCAATAAAACCATAACACAGTTTTTGAGCCTCAGTCACACCGTGGGTGTTCACTTGAAAAATTTTTTCTGCCGAGAAGATAGTCGGTTGACACCCCAAAATAATCAGCCAGACGAACCAAAGCATCAACAGATGGAGCCTTTTCCCCACGCTCATACATGCCAATCATATTTCCGCTCAGGCCGCACAGCTCGGCCAACGTGCGCCGGCTCAGACGCCGCTTTTCTCGTAGCATCTGCAGCCTTCTGGGAAAGCCGTTTTCCTGCACCACAGCTATTTCACTCCTCGGCCCCAGTATTTGAACGGCCACGACAAAGTCTGGAACACCTTCACCAGCAACCGTGCAATAGGATGCGACCATTTACCGGCGCGCTGTTCTGAGACGTTTCGGTACTGCTCATACAGCTCTTGATACAGATAGCCGTGCTGATCCAACTCTACCGATCCGCGCCGTGTACCAGGATTCCCACGGATCTGGAACTCCGGCACTACGGACTGGCACCGCTCCTTGTTGCTCTGGCCAGGGTGTGCTCCGAGTGATTTCCTCGGCAGAATGTCGCGGATCGCAGGCGGCAGCTCATCGTCTTTTTCGCTTAAACCGCAATAGATGACGAACAGCACGTCGTCCATGCCCTCGATGTTGTCGAGGATATCTACGACCCCGCCCAGAACATCATTGAGCCGTGCGACGGCCCGCTTAATTGTCCTGCAGATGGTAGAGTGATCTACGTTCAGCAGGCCCCCAATCTGACGGATTGTCAGCCATTCCGCATAGTACAGGTAAAAACATGTGGCCTGGTGTGTGGTCAGCGCGCCCATTAGCAGCTTGACAACACCTGGATCTGTCATGTCCAGTCGGTTCCCATCCCGCAGCGCTTCAACTTTCTGCTGGGTTTCAACGACGCTGGCAACATTCTTCTTCGCCCGTTTCAACGTCCGGCAGACGGTGGATTTATGTACGCCCAGCTTAGCACCGATGGCTGTCTCCGTAAGCCCATCGGCGTACAGAAGAAGGATCTCCCGCTGACGGCCGGTGACGGACTTCATCCCACCGTGCAGCATCTTCCTGAGTTCGGCTCTGGCCTCTTCAGCAGCGTCATCCACATCGGCCCTGGCCCATTTGATGAATTGCTGCCGGTCACCGGAGTTTTGCGCATAAGCGTCCAGGCTGGACGAAGCACGTCCTTTGCGACCGAAGTGCACTCTCTTCCCGGCCGGAACTATGGCACGCAGTTGGGCGTTGACGTCAAGCAGCTCCTCATTCACCATGAACAAGGCGAAGTTGTCACCCTCGCCGCGTTCCTGCAGCTCCAGCTCGTACTTCTTCCGGGCCATCAGTTCCCGCTTCCTGGCTTTCAGTTCATCAATGGTCATCGCGCGTCCTCCTTGCGGTCATGCCCAGCAGCGTAAGGCCGTCATCCTGGCGAGGTGTATCGTAATAGCCGGACAGAAGATGTGCTGTGGCACGGGTATCCCTTAATGCCGCCCGAAGCGAATTCAATTCATCCGGCGTCAGATTGCCCTCTTTCTTATGCCGCTCAATGGCCATAGCCAGCTTGGCGGCGGCGACCTTGTATTCGTGGGCCATCTCCTTCAGCGTGCTCATACATACCTCCATGGCAAAAATGATGGGAAAAAGGGATACCAGAATCTCATAAAAACCGCGCCTGAAAAATGGTATCAATTTGAGGGCGTCTGAAAACCAGGCACAGGGGCCACATATTCCGGTATGGATCCGGCGGCTTCCTAAAGCAGGGTCTTTTTGAGTCGGAGCAGACTACCAAAAAGTGTTTCGGCGGGGGTACAGAAATCGGTAGTGATTTTACAGCGGCCGACTGCCCCGGCAATGGGGTGGCAGATTCAGGTAGTGATCCGGTAGCGCAAAACTGTCTGGGTGTTTTGTGCATGGTCAGTCTACAGCCGTGTGGCGCCGAAAAAGTGCTTCCGCCGTGGCCGGCGTAAGACACTATTTCGGCGCCCGTCTGTTGGGTATACATAGTAGACAGGTCATGTATCCGGCTCAGAGCCTGGGGCCTTACTGCCGCAAGGGCCTGGCCCAACAGAGAAACAAATTAGCTGCTGAACGTTTTTTCACTCAAAAAGTTATGAAATCTGTTGGGTGTCAAAAAAGTTTTACCGTAGGTTTCTATAACTTAGGTAAAAAACTGGTGATTCAGCAGCTTGGAAATATAGTCCCTGCAATGGTTTGATGGTCATTCCGGCATATTCGGTTTTTGAACATAAAAATGGGGGCGAAAACGGATATTATAAAACGGGTGAAAAAGTTGCGTATTTGCCCGGGAGCTGGCGGGGCTCGAAGCGCCATTTCTTTGCGTCATCACCGATCTTCTGGTAAAGCCGAGCCTCAGCCAACATGGGAGTATCTTCGCAGATGCTGAACTGAAAGCACTTCCTCTGGCAATTCCAGATGCCCCATTTGACGCCGGGCAGACCTCGCTGATAGGTTTCACGCTTCATCGTTCTTACCTCCTCATTTCTTCTTTCGTGGTTTCGTCCGCCGCTGGGTGCTGCCGACGGGGCCATAGCAGTCCCGCCCCGGGTTATAGGCTACGGTATTCGGTGAGCCGCAGCGGACGCAGGGAATGTCAAAGGCCCAGTCCGTGATATTGGTGAGATAGGCTCCTTTCTGGCCACACTCACATCTGGTGTAGGCACGGTACGCCTTCGGAAGCGGCATCTCATGTCCGCATTCCTTGCAGATGTAGGTGTCGGTCGGCGTCCTCAGGCAGGTCGTGGATTCCTTGTGGCAAGCCTCGCAACGGATATGTACGAACCCATTCCACGGTCTGATCTTCTCTGGTTCCAGCACAGGTTCGGGTTCAGAAATGGGCTCGGGCGCCGGCTCGGGTTCCGGATTGGCAAAGGCCACGGGCTCAGGCTCGTCCTCATCCTCGGCCGGCAGCTCCGGAGGATCCTCGGGCATAGATCCCTCTGTGATTACCTCTGTGACCTCGACGTGCCAGCCACAGCCACAGGAGCGCTTAAAGAAGCCGGCGGCGGTATCACATTCCAGCAAGCCTTTTCCGTTCCCGATTACCTCGCAGCCGCATTTAGGGCAGGCTGCGTACAACTCCATGAGTTTTGAAGCAATAGTGATATTCATGACTTCCTCCTTCAGCCGCGGCCTTCGATTTCCATATCCAGCGTGCTGTCATCTTTCCTCTCCAATAAATCCTCCCACGGTCTGGCCATGGGGAACTCTGGAGCCCCAATCCAGCCCCATATCCGTTCGTATTTCTCGGTCATGCTTTTGGCCAGGGTGGCAGCCTCCGCCGCCGTGTAAAACAGTTTCTTTCCAATGTCGTCCAGCTTATAATATCCCGGCTGCGGGAACCCGTGCGGTCCGGTGAAAAGTAGGCACACCTCTGTATAACCGCCGGTGTAAAAGCCGCGCACAGTACCCTTGCAGACGCAATACTCCTTTAGGCTTCTCGCCGGGGCCGATTTGTTGCTGTACAGATGCTCAAAAACGGCGTACATTTCTGCTCCAATCTCCGGCTTGTCCACCTTTGCCATCACAGCTCCTCCTCTGAAAGCTCCTCCAGCCGGTCAGCAGCGGCGTTTATAATCGCGCACCCGTGGATCCCACAGTTATGTTCATGCCCGCAACCCATGCAGGCGAGACTCCCGGTTTCGACCTTCAGCCGGCGGAGCTCATTTACGAGTTCTTGATCTCTCATTTGTCTCCGCCGCCTTCCAATTCTCCGCCACATGCAGCGTACCCTGCAAGATCCACCCAGTTGTCCGCCTTGCCATGGCCGGTGGCGATCCGGGCGATTTTGAACAGGCCCATCATAGCGGCCACGTCCGTTGGCAGGATGCAGCAATCTGCATCAGGAGTAATGCATTTCTTCCGCAGATAACTGGCCCAGAGCTCTCCAATCAATTCGAAATTGTTCTCCGGGCTTCCGTAATCCTGCTCGCGGTCACCACAGACACAGATCTTCGCGCACTTCAAAATTTCCTCTCGATTCATAGCTTAGCTCCTATTTCTTCCGGTTGTAGGTGACCGGTTTGATTTCCGGATAGCGTCGCTCAAACGGATCCATGGGCTGGCGGTTTTTGTACACATCGGCCAGCCGCCGGTCCAAATGCGCCTGCAGCAGCTGGACGTAAGTATTAGGTTTCGGCATTTTTGATTGACCTCCCCCACCCCTCCAGCAGCGCTCCCATCGCGCCAGAGTCCAGATCTGTGAACTCGTCCTCGTCAACGCCGGCGATCAGGATGGGCCCCACAAAATCCACTCCGAAGACCCGGCAGTTGTGGGGGAGTCCATGAAGTCGCCCCTCTTCGTTGCAAATGATCACCGCGTCCGAGGCGATGGTCACCGTCTCAATGTAGCCACCAACGGTGGCCTGTAGATCTTCCAGCGTGTTGGGGATGTCCCGCGGCTCCGGCGCGCAGCCGGGCGCTTTATAAATCACTCGCATACAAAATCCTTTCTCGGCCTTCCACGATAATAAATTTCCTTCGCAAAATAGCTATGGGTGCATTTCAAATCAGGCATATACAGGTCAACCGCCATATGCCGTGCGGCCCTATGAATTCGCTGTACTTTTCCGGTCTGGATCATACCCCCAACTTTTCCGCTTTCTCGGACAAGGCTAAATCTGAAGGTCTCGCCGAGCGCAGCGGTAAAGTTGGCGCACTGGACCGACTTGATTTCACTCATCGTCCTCATCCTCGCTCTCGCGTTCATATTCCTCCGCAGTCATGAACTCCAGCTTCTCAGGCGGAACGTTAAGCATCGCTGCCATGCTTGATTTGCAGTCCACGGCCATAATGTCATTGAGGTCTTCTAACTTAGCACCCGGGATAAGCTCAAAGGACTGCTTTGCGAAGCCTACAGTCCCGGGACCGCCGTAAAGATCTGCATCATGAACCCGGAAATAGAGAGTTGCTTTTACTTCAAAATTAGATGAAAAACTCATAAATGATTACCTTCTTTCGTGGTGGTTAAAAGGGATTGCGATAGTTTTTGAATCATAGCCGGCCCCTTGCGTGGAGCACGGCATATTTCTTCTGAGCTTGCTTTTTCCGCATGGCCCGACACTTCGGGCAGTAAGTCTGTTCCTTCCGCTCCAGGAACTCCCCGCCGCACATCCGGCAATATTGGGGACGTATTCGCTGAAACTCGGTACAGGAATCGCAGTCGGCGCAATCAGCAGAGCAGCCTTTCACCGGATCCCAATTTGCGCACATGAACCGCTGCCAGTATGGGTCATAGCCGAGATCGTTCATGCGTTTCCGCAGAAGTGCATCGAGGATGGACAGGTTCTTCCGGACCTCTGTTCTTGTCTTGGAAAGGCTGAATCCCTGCCGTACGGTGGGCTCCGGCGCTCCGTGTCCCCACGGCCCATCACCCAGCATGGCGCGAACCTTATCAGCATCCTCCGTCAGATAGGTGAAGTATATCTTGCCGCGCAGGGCCTTCTCTGATTTTCCAATCACACGTCCGATCATGGAGTAGCTGTCTCCGTGGCGGATGCCGTCGGCGAGAATCTGGTGTTGTTCATCGCTCCAGCTGCCACCCTTCCGGTGGGGGTCCGCTCTCACCGGCCGCTCCTTCAGCCCTAGATCTCTACAGCGCCGCACAATGGCCCCCTCAGAGCGACGAAGGATTTCGGATAGCTCTGCGTATCCGTATTTCTGCTGCTTCAGAAGCCGGATCAGGTTGTTGTCTTCGTCCGGAGACCAGGGATCCTTCCGCTGCAGGGCAAAGGACTGATAATGTTTGCGGCGCTGCTCGGC